TCAGGCTTCGACGGTTCGCATCAGGGTTGCCAGCTCATCCTTCACTGACTGTACCTGCGGGCCAATGACGACCTGCAAATTGTGCTGATTTAACTGTACTACGCCAATAGCCCGGTTAGCTTTAAGTGCGTTGGTATCCACTTTGGACATGTCCGCCACCGACAAACGCAGGCGGGTGATGCAGTTATCCAGAGAGGTAATATTATCCGCACCGCCCAGCGCCGCCAGAATAGCCGGCGTGTTATATCCGGATTTCCCAACGGTACCGGCCACCGCCTGTTCAACGCTGGTGGCCGTATCGGTATCGCGGCCAGGCGTTTTCAGGTTGAAGCGGGTGATGGCGAAGCGGAAGATCCCGTAGTAAACCGCGAACCAGATGGCGGCCACAACCGGCACCAGATACCACTTGGTGGACAGGCCGTGCAGGATACCGAATACCACGAAGTCAATCACGTTACCGTCGGTGTTACCGATGGTCACACCGAGCACAGCCATCACGGTAAAGCCCAGGCCCGTCAGTACGGCGTGGATGAGGTACAGTACCGGTGCCACGAACAGGAACAGGAACTCGATAGGTTCTGTCGTACCGCCCACCACGCAGGCAATAACGCCGGAGATCAGCAGACCTTTAATTTTATGACGATTTTCCGGACGGGCACAGTGGTACATCGCCAGCGCAGCACCCGGCAGGCCGCCGAGGAAGGCAGGCATTTTACCCTGAGAAAGGAAACGCGTCGCACTTTCAGAGAAGCCGTGAGTGGTCGGGCAGCTCAGCTGGGCCTGGAAGATGGTCAGCGCGCCGCTAACGGAATGACCGCAAACGTCCATGGTGCCGCCTGCTTCCGTAAAGCGGATCAGGGCAACCAGGATGTGCTGTAAACCAAACGGTAGCAGCAGACGTTCACCCGTACCGAAAATCATCGGGCCGAAATCACCCGCGCCGTTGATAATGCGGCCAATCCCGGTGATCCCCATGGCAAAAATCGGCCAAATCAGAGGGATGATCAGACCAAACAGACCCATCACAACCAGCGTAATGATTGGCACAAAGCGGGTCCCGCCGAAGAAGGCCAGCGCATCGGGCAGGCGGATGTTGTGGAAGCGCTCGTGCAGCATCCAGATAATCACCCCCGCGATCACGGCTCCAAGGATCCCGGTATCGATGGACTGAATACCAATCACGCTCTGAATGTTATTGGCTTTCAGTACCGCCGCGTCGGTCGTCGGCAGGATCCCTTTGGCGGTCAGCCAGAAGTTAACCGCAAGGTTCATGACCGCATAGCCAACGAAGCCCGCAAACGCCGCCACGCCTTTGTTTTCGCGCGCCAGACCCAGAGGAATGGCGATACAGAACATTACCGGCAAGAAGCTAAAGGCAAACGATCCGACCTTGCTCATCCAGATGAATCATGATTGAAGTGATATTAATATGTTAAATCAGGTAGTTAAGGTTATGCGGTTTTTCTATGGGGCATCAGTGGGGCATTTTGAGTAAATGATGCGTTCAAAATGCCCACCTGGTCATGGTTATTCTCGGTCATCCATTTACCGTAAACCGTGAATAGCATTTGCGCTGACGAATGGCCCATCTGGTGCGCAACGAAATTTGGGTTCGCTCCGGCGACCAGTGCCCAGCACGCATATGTGTTCCTGGTTTCATAAGACCGTCTTTGTCGGACGCCTGCACGACGCAGGGCAGTGCGCCAGGCTGAATTAATGGATCCGGGGACGTAGCACATCGTCTTCTTACCGTTCATTGAAGTAATGGACGGCGAGAATATAAAGGTGCATTCATCGGTTCTCTTTTTTTTGTATTCCCGTAGGCTGACGCTTACCTTGTGGGATGCCATCATTCTGGTCAGTGGCATTTGCGCCTTGAGGGCATCAATTGCTGGCTGGGTCAGCTGTATTGTTCGAATCCCGGCGTTGGTTTTTGGCAGGGTGAAGTTTCCCTTCAGGGAATAGTTCCGTGACACTGTAACAGTCCAGTTGACAGTATCCACATCTTCCCAGGATAACGCGCTTAGTTCGCCATGCCTGACGCCTGTATTTACCGCAAAGATAACCATATTCTGAAACTGTAGCGTTGGGCAGGCCGCAACCACTCTCTGATACTCATCAGAAGTAAGAGGATCTGGAATGGGTCTTTCTTTTGCGAGAGGGGTAATACCTGCCATCAGATCGGTTTTCAGGTATCCACTTTTGAAAGCAAAGCTCAGCATCCCGCCAAGGCATGCCATATAGCTATTGACTGTAGGAACGCTTCTTCCCTTTTTGGGTGGATGATTTAGGCCATGTCTGGTCTTCTGCCAGCCGTTCAGTAGCTCCTTCCTGGCACTAAGGATATCTTCAGTGTTCAGGCTGCCGATATACCTGTGCTCACCAATTGTTTCGATAGTGGTTGTGAGGTGGCAATCGTAACGCCTCAACGTCCCGAGGCTAAGCTCCATCTCTTTAAGCCCAAGCCATTTCGATTTCAGTTCAAGTAGTGAGATTTGCTTTCTGACAGTGCTGAATTTCTCTGCGTTCGATGAATCAGGGAATTGCGAGGCATAATTGAATGTGCCTGTCTTTATCGCAAAGCAGACTGAAGCCCGAAGTTCGCCTGCCATTTTCCTGTTTTTTGGCGTGTCAGGAACGCCGAGATTTTCCCTGACACGCTTCCCCTGATATATGAACCATATGCGTAACGATTCGCCATGAACCTCTACGCCTGTTGGGTATGCTGCCATAATCATTCCTCGTTTGATGTGCCAAAGGACATTTAAGCAGATATTCTCCGGCGTTTCGCTGGGCTTTGGTGCTCGATCCAGTGGTTTATCTCATCGCGGTTATACATGATTGGGCTGTTTTGCTTAGGTGCCATATCAGGGGCAACATGGCGATAATGCTTCCCCTCCATCCAGGTAGACCGGCGGGCATGCTGAATCATGTGCTTTGACATGCCGGTTGTCGCAGTTAAAAGTTCCTCTGTGACCCATTTATTCGGTACCAGCTGAATAATGTCGCTCATGGTTTTCTCCAGGCAAAAAGAAGCCGCCCGTAGGCGGCAATAACATCAAGGGATGTGAGGCAGTGCTTTCGCACCCAATAGCCAGCTCATAACTGGCTATCAGTTGCGTCATGGTTTGATGTGAAGGCGCGGCTCGCCGTCTTTCGGCTCCGGCCACTGGCGAGCCATATTCACCTTCAGCTTTTCTTCAAGCGCCGCGGTGATTTGCTCATCGGTGATACCGGCGCGCCGCTGTGCGTCCCACAGCAGGAACTGCATATCAGCCCATTCGCTGAGGTCGCCGGGATCGGCAGCAGCTTCCAGCGCCTCTTTCGACAGATGCTTCAGCGGCCCGACGGGGCCGACGTTGCCGAAGGTCTTTTCTGACCATTCAGCGTGGCGCCGCCGGATCAGGTTTCTGGTGAACTGCGATTTCTTCGATTCGTAAAATTTCACGCTCTCTCCTCATGCCGCACGCTGGGCGCGCAGCTTCTTCAGGTGTTCTGCTGTTTCGATTTCTTCGGCGATCCGCTCGGCCTGTGCTTTGGTCAGTGGCTCGAAATCCTGATTAAAGCGGCCTATGCTGGCGATGCAGGTGCGGCCGTTGCGGATGTAGTGGATGACTTCGTGAGTAGCGCGGAGGATTTTGCAGGGCGCGCCGTGGGGATCGGCGTACCAGGTATTAGGCTGGATTATCCTCAACATTGGCTGACTCCTGTAGAGTAAGGAATACGACCATCGCTGCTCTAAGTGGGTTGGCGTGAACATGCCCATCGCCGGAATAAATCATCTGAACATCGTCGCCAGTGGTCCCATCAACCGCGGTATCATCAGGAACGCAAAGCCACTCGTTGTCCGCATTGATCAGGCTTAGCTTGTGACCAACAATGATCGGCCATGCGTCAGCTACGTTGTTGCACGGGTCGAAGAAGAATTTGTTACCTGATTTATTCTTTGGCTTCTCGAATTCATATCGGCGCTCATCGCTCATGAAAATATCAGGAACGACTTCTTTGCAGCCTAATGCGAATGCCACAAGCTTATTAATATCTTTGTCAGTCAACTTGCTGTAATCCATCATATCCCCCTCTGCTTATTCTTCAGTTCAATGACGGATTGGCACTCCGCGCAGGTGTGGCAGCCGGGTACGGCAGCGCGCCGCGGCTCTGGAATTGGTTCGTCGCATTCTTCACAACGTTCTGCTGATGCGGCGTTACGGTTGATGCGGTGAGCGGAAAGGGCAGCGTTACGCTGAAGCTCTTCAATCTCTGATGCGTTATCGATGATGTCGGCCATGGTCAATGCTCCCGGAACTGTCGGTTAATTCTGTTGAATGTGAACGCCAGCAATAAAAAGGGAACCTTAAGCTCCCGGGTAATTAGTGCTTTCATGCTGCACCACCTTCATTCTTCTCGGCCTCAACCGCCATCTGCTCAAGCCGTCGCGATAACTCGGCGGCCAGCGTCTGGAATTCTTCCTCGGTCGCCACCGGAATCGGCACGAAGCGAATCCCGATGTGCGCCAGGTGATTGGCGATTTCGAGGCTTTTTCTCAAATCAACGGGTGAGGCTCTGTTCATGCGGCGCGTTCCTCTTCCTGGAAGATAATTTCCATTTCCAGCTTCTCGGCCAGGGCATTCTCCGCTCGGGCACCAGCGGAGTGCTCCCAGCCTTCAAGCATGTAGATAGCATCAGCACAGCGAAGCATAAACAGACAGATGTCCATGTACTCGGCCTGGGTTAATCCATCTGGTAGACGGGCGGGATTCAGAACAATATGGCCTTTCGACCAGAGATGAAAATGCGCATGGTTAAAAGCGGCGCGGTTAAAATTAGGTAGGCCGCTCATGGGCCCGGCAATATAAACTTTCACGATTCCACTCCGAAGCGGCGATTAAGCCTGCCTGTGTATACGACGAACTCCAGGAGGCTAACTCCCAGAGCTTCAATTTTCTTGTGATGCTTATTGATGATGGGAGGCACCGTTTCGTTCCAGTTTGGCTTTGGCTTCTTGCGCATGGCCTGCTGTATTTCCTCTGTGCAGCGGCGGCACGCGGCGCGGATGGCTTTGTCTGTTTCTGGCGTCATGCGGCCTCCCGGCGGGCGAGAAGTTTCGACTTTCTTTTTCTGCTCTCAGCATGCCTCTTTTTCATTCGCTCAGAGGTGCGGCTTCTGTTCTTTTCTGAGATATAATTCAATCCCATGCGGTGGGCGTGTTTGTTGTTGTCCGCCATGGAGCACCACTCAAGGTTTTCAACTCTGTTATCTTTTTTGTTGCCGTTGATATGGTTGGCTACAAATCCATCAGGTGGCTCGCCGATAAAAGTTGAAGCGACAATTCGATGAACGAGGTAATAAGTTTTGACACCATTTTTGCATAGGCCTATCGAGCTATACCCATGCGAATGGTCGTACAGCTTCAATTGCTTACCGGTGCGTACCCGGCCAAATCTATCAAGCCTGTCAACTGAACGAATTTCCCCGGATGAGCAAGCTTCGTAAAGACCCTCATAGCCATGAATTGGCTTCCAAATACGCTGATCCGCTGGTGTGTTACTACCGGTGTAATCGGTCACGCTACCTCCTGACGATTGGAATACTCCTCAGCCAGGCGCTGCGCCTTTAATGGATTGCTGACCACTTCACCCCATGGCATTAGCCAGCCGTTACCAATGAAGGGAAGGCACAGTGTGCCTACCCTGATGTCGTCGTGAGCGTGAGTCATAGGATGGACTCCATTTCGTCGATGTAGAGGCCCTGAGCAATCAGGCGGCGGCGACGGGCGGCACGTTCAATGCACTCCTGCCGCCTACCTTCCTGCGATTGCTCAATGGCGCGCCGGGTGAACAGGCGCGATTTACCCTGTGGCGTTACAACCTTCGGCTTCGTGACGAGGTCGAAAGTGCGGTCACAGATGCCGTCCTCGTTGAGCCATTTTTCCGACTCAACTATCTGCGCTATCTGTCCGGAACCGCGGGTGATGCCGTTAGCGACCCGGTTAAACTCGATGAGCGTTACGCCAAACTTCTCAGCGATTTCGCTACCGGTGACCGGGCGGCCGCGCGTCTGAATCATCCAGATAACGCGCTCACGGAGGCCGGAGAATTTCCCGGTTCGCCCGGGCCTGCGGTAGAAGGGGGTGCGTTTCATGGCGGCACCTACTTAATAAGGAGTGAAGGTTTGCCGAGTTTTATTTGCGCGCCAGGTACATCCACGCCAGCTTCGATTTGGTGTTTGATAGCCAATTTATCTGGCTTGATGCTCGTCTCGTATTCGACGAATTCAGGAGGAAGCGCACTGGCATCCGTAATTTCAACTGACTTAGACGGCGCGCGAACCGTTACCTGATGAATGCCTGCCTTCAGTGATTTCTTCCCTGCTGTTTCGAGGGAGGTGGCTACATAATCTTTCATGCTCGCCACACGGTTTTCTGCGGCTTTTGCGCGCTCTGCAAGGCGCTTGCTTTCTTCTTTCAGCGCCTCGGCATAAGCAGATTCGTTTTTGCAGACAGCAAGGATCTGCTCGACCTTTGCTTCCAGCTCCCACTCAATGCCATCAAGGGTGTCGGCTATCATTTCAGGCTCCATGCCTGAATCAGTCAGCTTTGCGAAATCATTGGCGATCTGGTAAAGAGCTGTCATTGCGTAACCTCTTCGAATTTTGCTTTGCACTTGGCATAAACGGCCTGAACCTCTTGTTGAAGATGCATTCCGACCGTCATTTTGTAAGCTGCCTGGAAGTGGGTTTTGAGAGCATGCATATTTTTCGCCTGCTTCATGTCCTCACATAGTGACTGGATGGTGTTGGTAAATTCCTGTTTTGCGTTTTCTTCTGACTGGATGATTTCGCTTTCTGGGGTGTATGGCATAACCGGCTCGGTGTATATGCCTTCGCTTTCGTTGAGCACATCGACGGCATTATCCAGTCGGTCAGCACGCGGCCAGTATTTATAGGCTCTCTTGACGATCGTCTTCCTGGCCATCTCAGACCAGAAGTTGACCCATGGGCCTTTTGGTGATGTTCCCGCTTTGCTCACTTTCCTGATTTCTTCTATTTCAGCGAGACTCATCTCTTCAGTGAGATAGTCGCCATCAGCGGTTTTAACTGTGCAGTAGCCACCGATAACGGCGCCGCGAGCGTCAGGCGTGGCAAACGGGTTGTATTTATGAGCTGGCGCCTTATCGAGACCCAGTGTCTCGTAGTCGTCGCTAGCATGAACTAGCTTGCACTGACCCCACTTGATGACGCCAGCCGACTGGGCGATGTGCAGAAGGCCCATATAGCTGATATCGAGGCAGACCATACCGTCGCGCGGAACCAGATAAGCCAGTTTGCTGGCAGGGTTCAGGCTAATGCCGACAGCTGCAACGTTGATAATCGCGTTCTGGGCGCTGGTGGGGTTGGCAATCGCCGTTTCTGCCAGTTTTTGATTACGCTGGAATAACTGGATAGCGAACTGGCATTCCTTTGCCCATGTCAGAGACTGGTCGGTAAGGGCACCGACAAATAGCGGCTCCTGCTCCTTAACGAACTGAATCAGATCGAAGCTCATAATCACTCCTTAAAACGGGCAGGTTGGATGAAGGCGATCCCACTCTTCTTCTGCGCGGTCGTAGCAAAGGCGAGTGATATAGTCGTTGTAATGCTCAAGTGCTTTATCACCGGTTAACGCCAGGGTGGCTGCCGCTGGAAGGAAGAGGGAGCGCATTGAAAGTGGGTCTTTCGGGAACATGGCGATCAGCTCTTTCGCCCGGTCGTCGATCCACTTCTCTTTCTCGTCGGTGAGCTGCTGCTCAACCCAGCGCCGATCTTCGATGCGGTCGTAAGCGAGGTATGCGTTCATGGTTGCCTCAGTAATGGATTTTTGCGCAGGGGATCAGGTCATCTTTCAGAGCAGTAAGAACTTCGATAGCCTGGTCGCGGGTTAAGCTGGTGTTGCTGGTGAGGGCGTTAACGATGTTGGTGCCGACCGTCTTGCGGTGCTTCACGTCAGCCTCGCGCTTTGCCTGTTCGTCGGCGATGCGTTTCTCTTCCGCCAGGCGTTTCTCTTCTTCCTGTCTTGCCTTCAGGCGCTCAGCTTCCACTGCTGCGGCTTTTTCCCGTTCCGCCCGTGCTTCCGCTTCTTGCTTTTCACGCGCCGCCCGCTGTTCCGCTTCAATGCGCTGGCGCTCCGCCAGCTCTGCACGTGCTTTCTCTTCAGCTTCACGGCGTGCCGCTGCTTCCAGCTCAGCTTTGTGTTGCGCTTCGGTATCGCGGCGGGCCCGTTCAGCTGCTTCCCGGCGAATATTCTCCTCGCGCTCTAGGCGAGCTTTTTCTTCTGCCTCTTTACGAAGGCGCTCAAGCTCTGCTGCTTCATGCTCACGCTGCTTTGCGACGATCAGTGCAGCTTCAAGCTGTTGGATGGTGGCATCTTTAGCCGCTCCAGCTTCAGCTGCTACTTCCTGCCAACTGTCATCAAGTGCAACAGCTTTTGCTGACTCAATGCGCTGCTGAATTTCAACTGACGGCAGGTAGTTACCCACCCCATCAATCACATCAGCAATGGCCCGCAAATCAGCAAGTCTCTGCTGAAGTGCTTCCTTTCTTGCTGACTCGGCGTTTTCCCAGTCAGTGAGTGGTTTGCGCACTTCATCCTTCAGTGCGTCCAGGCGCTCACGCACAATGCGGCGGCTTTCGTCGATCTGCTTCGGCAGGGCTTTAAGCTCAGCAACCAGATCCTTTCCGGCGTTGTCGATGTAGGTTTTGGAACGGGCAACCTTATGCGCCATGGATGCGATAGCGTCGCGGCCTTTACGGGTCGACACATCCGGCACCAGGCTGCGAGCTTCTTTCTCGATCGCCTCAATAATCGGGTCGAGCTGCTCTTTGGTGGTGAATACCGCCATTGCGTTCTGTTTCTCAATGACGACTAAATCCGTTACTTCGCTCATGATTTCTCCTGAAATTTGGATGTGCAGATCCCGCCCGCAAAAAAGCCAGGCCGATCGGTTGAATAGGGTGGTTAGTGCTGGATAGGGTTGCCGTGACCGTCCAGAAGGACGTCAATCACGCAGTCACTGAGGCGGATGATTTCTGCATCGGTGTGCAGGTACACCCATTTGCGCTCCTGAATGACTGCTGAGACGCGATAAGTTCGGCCTTCATGCATTGCCATCATGCCAGGAGTGACGCACTGGCGAATGAGCGGGGTGGTGCCGTAGTGGTGCATCATACCTTCACCTCAACCTGTTTCAGGAGTCCAGCCAGCTTCATGTGCCAGCGGTTCAGCACCAGCTTTTCACGTGGTGCCGATACCGACGTCAGCTGCCACTCGTTATCGTTGAGCTTTTTGGCGGTGTACTGCTTGCCGTTGTGGGTGACTGTCATGATGCCTCCCTGGCGCGGAGCATGGCGTCGGCAATGTGATACGCATCTTCGGCTAATTCTTTGTATTGTGGTGATTCCGGGCCGCCACCAAACGAATGGCCGTCCCATCTGCGCACAATGGATGCCATAGCCTTAGCCGCGAAGTAGTCACGCATGGTTATTCCACGACCACCAAAATCATCGCTGTCCCATGAGTTAATTTCAGGAGTACATACTCCTGATTGTGGAAACGCAGGGCCTCCAGTTTTATTGCTCATAAATCCTCTTGGCCTTATCGCGGCGAACGGAACGGTTAATACAAGACTTCAACGCATTTATTCAGTGTTTCAATGGGCGGTGGATGGCCGCCGGTTGTCATAAATGGGCAGACTCGAAAATCTGCCTATGTATGGCCGATAAAAAACCCGCCGTGGCGGGTCTTCAGAAATAGTCTTTGTGGTCACGCATGGCTCGCTCGAGAATCAGCTTCGCATCTTCAAAGCTCGCAGATTCAAAAGCCTCTCTAATGGCTTTAGCCAGGCAAGTTGCATCACTTTCGTAGTCGTCAGCTCTGCTTTCCCAGTTTGATGCCTCTTCTTCAGCCTCATAAAGTCGATCGCCATACTCGCACTCGAGTTCCTGTCGCACTTCATCACGAAGTTTCTCCTTGATGATTTCGGAGGCTTCTTCAATCGGCATTGTTTCCAGAATCGTCTCTGGCTGATGAGTGCCGTATTTCAGTGAGATGTCAGGAGCAAACATGCAACCTCCAAAAAAATGCCCGCGCGCTGGCGGGCCAAGAAGACTTTTCCAATCCAACCAGAACAGGATCATCGTCTCCTGTGCAGTTGAGATGGCAGTATTACCATCACCAAGCATCGGCGTCCGGTGCTTGAGGCTGGCTCTGTCGTTACCCGCTGATGCGGGAGAAATGCTTTGGTGCTGGCCCCCCACTTTCAAGCAGCAGGGAAGGCCGTCGTCGCCTTGGTGAGCCATTACCTCACCAACTAGCTGATAACCGTCTGCCAGCCCAAAACATTCCAGTTACGCACCATTGCCGCTCTCCCTGAGCCCGCCGGGCGTCCGACGCATGGTTTACTGTCGCGCCGTTCGACTGACCGAATCTCAACTTCGCCGCTGGCTAACTTCGCTCAGCTGTCGATGTTTCGTTTCGATGGATTGAATATACAAAACGTATTCTTATCATGCAATACGAAATGTATAATTGGTGGGTGGTTTTGTGATAACAAATTGTATTCTAAGGTGATTTATTTTTTTAAATACCAGTGCTACGCTTAAAAAAACAGCAGGAGGGATGTGCATGGTTCTGGATGATGAGCGTATAAGCATGAAAATTCAGGCGATGGGGCGGGCGGTGATGGAATTGTCACTGGCTGATTTACCCATGACCCAGCAAAACATCATCGACAAGCTGAAGCAGTACCGGAAGGAAACAGGAAACGTGATAGGGAAGGGAGCTAACAGGGATGCTGCTGAGTTGGTGAGGAAGGGGCAATAAAAAAGCCCGCACGGGCGGGCAGGTAGTGTTGCGATAGTTATTGTTATCAGCTTCAGGCTGGATAGTTATCGGCAGAATGGGGGATAGCTTTATGGGTGGGCAATAAAAACCCGGCACGGTGGCCGGATTTGCTAAATTACTGACCTTTCTTAAGGTACAAGTTTAATAGGAAAAATATAGTTGGCATAGCAAGCGAGGCCAAGAGAACCCCGAGCATCCATACTTTTACATCTGCTATCTTGGTTTCCAAAGCGGAAAATTTAGCTTCAAAGTAGTCAACCGATGGTTTCTTAGATAGTGAAGCATCAAAATCCAGGCTCTTCTGTAAAAGTACAGCGGTGTCTCTTTTGGCGTCAGTAGAATCAGAAGATATTTTCCGGGTATCCTCTTTAATTCCTGCCATGCTGCTCTTGATGTGCGCAACTTCAGCTTCAAGAACTGCTAATCGCTTATCCATGTCGTCGCCTCCATCATCACTTGTTGTTTGAATGATCTCAGTATCATCCATCACAACCGATGTGACAATCCGTTTTTCTTTATCTGAAGCAGCAACAGAACAAGCTTTCATCAAGAGCGTTGCTTGGCTTGATGCTACAGAAGAAAATTCCAGCCCTACTGTAGATCCATTCTTATCAGAGTAAGCAATTACTAGCTTTCCCTCATCCAAAGATGATTGAGCTGCATTCATCAGCTTTTATTCCTCGAACATGCTTTTCAAGGACTGATAGAAATCGAAGGCCTTCTGTTTACTTAAAGTCACGGACGCAACCTTAGTGCGTTGCATTCCTGCCACTGAGATTTCGCCATTCATATGGCCGATGACTGGGGTGCTATTGAGAAAAACGAAGTTAAAAACTTCGTAGCCATTGTTATCCGTTCCGATGGTTACAACCCCATCAGCATTAGTTTCAATATAATTTTTGGACTCCAGTACATCATTGATATGTGCTAAGGCAACTTCTTGTTTATCGCTCACTTATGTTCTCCTGAACCAACAAAATAGGTAAAAATCTTTTCAAATTCATTAGATTAATTTGCATAAAAAGCACAGGGAAAAGTTGGCTTACCAGCTATGCGCCGACCAGAACACCTTGCCGATCAGACCAGCCGCATCTTCGTCTCTACAGCAACACCGATAATTCGACAGTTACCATTCACCGCTACCAATGGCCACTGTGGATTTAAACCCTTCAGGTACTTCTGCGCACCGTCGATCACTAACTTCTTAAATGTTGCCTCGTTCGAATCGGATAGCTTAGCTATAACCAGACTGCCATTTACCGCATCTCTACCGGTGTCGAAAAGTACATAGGTTCCTTCAGGTATGCTCAAGCCAGTAGGGGCTGTCATTGACTCGCCCTCAACGAGCAACCAGAACGCGTCACCCTGAATGTGAGCATTCGACTCAAGCCACAGATCTATATCTTTTAGGGTGTATGGCTCAACCGCTTCGCACCATGAACCAGCCTGGACACTGCTGATTACTGGATACTTGTTACCAGGATTGTAGGGGCCAGCGTACTCCACATCACCCTTAAGCGTGTCGTCAATGATCATACCGCCAGCTCCTACGGAGAAGTTCTTTTTGCCAAGGAACTGCAATATTTTTGCGATCTCGGAAAGGCTTGGCTCACGCCGAGCGTTCAGCCAATGACTTACCGCACCTTTAGTAATACCGAGGTGCTCCGCCAGCTGTTCCTGATTGATGCCCTGACTTTTCATCAGGGTCTTAGCTAAGTCGTACCATTTCATAGTCATACCCGAATGATACAAGTTGTATATATTTTCGCGAGCCACAATTCGTATATTTTACTTGCGAACAAAGAATACAAAACGTATATTTAAGTTGTTTAAAGGAGACCCGACATGAACAATATCCGAAAAATCCGCAGAAACATCGGTTTGACTCAGCGACAGATTGCCGAAGAGCTGAACCTGTCGACAGGTGCGGTTTGCCATTACGAAAAAAATAAACGCAGCTTAAGCCTTGAGCAGTGCCGGGCGATTGTTGCAGCTCTGAATAAGCATGGCGCTTCAGTAAGCGTTGATGACGTTTTTCCACCAATCAGCAACAACGCCGCCTAATTGGCGGCCCTAACCACGAAAGGGAAAGCAATGCATTCACTTGCGTATCAACACAATACCGGAATACACCCGGGAGCGATGATAAACCGCGCTCAACCTAAGGCGGCGCCGGACCACGAAAAGATCCGCGATGCGGTCCGGGCATGGTCGTCGGCGCTGGACAATCAGGACGTCGTTTCGGCGCTGATCATCAACGAATACCGGGAGCAGGGCGGGACCGCCATCAGCTTCCCGGAGGACATCAGCCGGGCGCGCCAGAAACTCTTTCGCTTCCTGGATAACCGTTTCGACTCAGATCAGTACCGCGAGAACGTGCGCCAGCTGACGCCAGCAATCATGGCCGTGCTGCCTGTTGAGTATCGCACTCGCCTGATCGGTGCCGATTGCAAAATGTCTCGTCTGGCTGAAGCCGAGAAAGAACTCGCCGAGGCTAAACAGGCCGTGCTGCTGGACGCTCCAGAGCATCAGAAGCTGAAAGAGGTAAGCGAGGGTATAGCGTCGCTGTTCCGCCTCATGCCGGAGCAGGTGGGGCCGCTGATGACGATGGTTACGTCGATGCTGGGGGTTATGTGAGAGGCACCAGAAAAGAAAAAGCCCTTGAAGCGGTAACTTCAAAGGCCTTCCAAACACTGTGTTACGCCAAGTAACGGGAGTAATTATGGCAGAGAAATTGATGCATAACACGATGTTTTTGCCGCTCAGCCTGGAGAAAGAGAAGGTTAAGCATCTTGATATTCCTAGCGGCCTCAGATCTCAAGGGTGGATTTACGCGCTCAAAAATCCATACATGCCGGGAATCTTCAAAATAGGAATGACAGTAAATGATCCTGAAATACGTGCTGCTCAGATTTCACAGGGCACTGGCATACCGGCGCCATTTGAAGTCCATAGCGCGTACTTTTCCGATAACCCGAGAGGCCATGAACAGGAGTTTCATCAATACCTGTCCAACTGCCGAATCAATCCTGGTCGTGAGTTTTTCAGATGCACTGAAGAAGAAATCGCTGAAGCAGCTGATGCAATCGGTTTAATCAGCCGTAGCGCCACGATAGAGGAACTTGCTGATTCTTATGACGTTATTTGCATTGAGCAGAGCGAACCTTTCTCTTTGCAAGAACTGTTTGACGATCTCGATATATCAGTTTTCGGCTGCCAGTACGCGGCGACAAAAAGGTTGGTAGAAATCGGAAGGGAATATCTGCATCTCGTCAATAGGGGGGGGTGCTCGTTAGCGTTTATGGATGGGAGGGGAATACCTGTCGTCCGTGAGTACATTCAACATCGCGAAGCATACATTGCATCCCAAGAAGCTGCGGGTGTGTATGGTCCGCAGAAACCAGGAGGATTTTGATGGCTCGCTCACGAAACATCAAGCCAGGCTTTTTCACGAACGACGAGCTTGCAGAATGTCAGCCGCTGGCGCGCATTCTCTTCGCTGGTCTGTGGACTATCGCCGATAAAGAGGGTCGCTTGGATGACCGCCCTAAGAAAATTAAAGCCATGGTGCTGCCTTTTGATGATGTCGATTGTGACGCTTTGTTGCAGCAGCTGCATCAGCACAAATTCATCAATCGTTACCAGGTAAAAGGCGATTCCTACATTCAGGTTTCTAACTGGAAAAAGCACCAGAACCCGCACTGCAAAGAAGCGGCAAGTGAGATACCAGAACCGTCTCAGAACCAAAATGGCACCGAACAAGAACAGTGCAATTCAAATGCAGAAGAGGAAAAGGAAGAAGAGGGAAAGCCTCAAGTAATTGAAAATAATGAAGCACAAGAAAAGCACGGTGTTAGTAAGGTGCAAGAACAGGTTAAGAACAGTTTAAATCCTGCTGATTCCCTTAACCTGATTCCTGATTCCCCTATCCCTGATCCGGATTCCTTGGTTAACACCCAAGCCGCTGACGCGTCTTGCGAAGAGGCCAATGCAGATATTCATGAAATATCGAGTCGGTACGCATTCGAGGGCCAGATCGTACGGCTGAACCACAAGGACTACCAGGCATGGTTAAGCCTGTACCCGCTGATAGACCTGAATTACGAGCTTCAGAAGCTGGATATCGAGTTCACTCATGAGAAGCCAAAAAATTGGTTTATCACTGCCAGCCAGAAGCTGAGTTATCAGAACAAGCAAGCGGCAGTGCGCTGCAAACCAGCCGCTAAGCCGGATCTGGACTTCAACAACACTGACTGGGCCTATGAGGTGATTCGATGAAATCTCTTGCAGAGCAGATGCGTAACCACGATCGCGAGCAGATGAGCCGCATGGCCCATAACCTGCCAGAACAGTACCAGCAGAGGGCGCCAGTCGAGCAGGTGGCGCAGGTATTCAACGGACTGTTCAACCAGCTGCGTGCCGCGTTCCCGGCCAGCATGGCGAACTTCCGCACCCAGGACGACCTGAACGAATTCCGCCGTCAGTGGCTGCTGGCGTTTCAGGAGAACGGGATCCACTCAATGGCGCAAGTAGATGCCGGTATGCGCATTGCCCGCCGCCAGGAGCGTCCATTCCTGCCGTCGCCGGGCCAGTTTGTCGCCTGGTGCAAACAGAGCGGCGGGGCGCTGGGCATAACCGTTGACCAGGTGATCGCCGAATACTGGGACTGGCGTAACCGTTCGTTCGAATTCACCTCCAGCGAACAATTCCCCTGGTCGCAGCCGGTCATGTACCACATCTGCGTAGAACTGCGCCACCGCAGCACAGAGCGTCAGTTAACGCATGGGGAGCTGGCTCGCGAGGCGGGCGATCTGCTGGACATGTGGGAGAAGCGCGTCACCGAGGGTAAACCAGTGCCGCCGGTACGCCGGGCTATTGCAGCGCCTGCCGCAGAGCATGGGCCAACGCCGATCCAGCTGCTTCAGGCCAAGTACAACCGCAACAAGTCGAACGGGATGGTGTGAGATGAAAGGCAAACAGGCAATTCTGCGTTATCTCGAAACGCACCGCACCTTCACCGCGAAGGATGTGGCCACAGAGTGCGGCATGACCATCAACTGCATCACGAAGAACGCTATCGATCTGGAGCGGGCCCGCAAGATTGTCCGGGTGAGCAAGGTCTGGCGAACGGTGACTTATCGTCTGGCGACAGCGGAAGAGCACGACGGCACCGCGCGCAGCTGCACCAACGGAATATTTCAGGAATGCCGTAACAGCGCTGCGATGAAGCGAGTATTGATGGTTTGGGGGAGGGAAGGGGTATGAGCGAATGGAGTGATTATCGCTTGATGGTTAGGACCATGGCGAAGGGTAACGGTGTAACGCTCATCAGCATCGCCAGGCACTGCGGCGTATCGCACAGGAAGCTTAATCAAATTCTGCAAACCGGGCCATCCAAAGAACAGGAAGAACTCATAGCCGAAGCTCTGGGCTGCGCAGGGTGTGACCTTGCGGAAATCCACAGGCAAATGGGCGAGTTATCAGACAAGTACGGGAGAGCATCAGCATGAAACCAACATACGAAGAGCTGGAAGCAAAATGCGCGGCACTGGCTGCGGAGAATGCGGGGCTGAAGGCTGCGCACCCTCAGCCATTCGGACCTGAGATGATGAAGGCTCTGGATGCGTATGAGAAGCATCAGGATGAAACTCCTGAAATAGGCATGCTCGATGCGTTCTTTATCCTGCGTGACAGCATCCGCGTCGATACGACAACGACGGACGCTTTCCTGGCTGAAGTGCGGGCCAGTACAATTCCAGATGAAGCAACTGATCGCGATTTATTCGAAGAATGGGTGATGGAGAATGTTTGCATCTCTAAATCCACCATTGAAGGCCTGCGCACAGATGGAGGCTACCGAAACTCGACTCTCAGGAATTGATTACAACGGTATGTGGTCACAATGGAAAGCGGTTAGCGCCGCCCAGCTTCGCAAAGGAGTGCAGTCATGATTACGGGAACCTCAAATTACGACGAAGTGCCGGTAGTGCCCTGCAAGATATGCGGAGGTTATTACAAGGCTGATGAGCCAGAACTGCATACTTGTGAGGAGCGCGAAGAATGAAAGATGAAGATTTAGACCGCTGCCCGCGCTGCAAAGAGGATATGTGGAAAGGACAGCAGCTGTGCCGTAACTGCCAGCATGAAGATGATATGGAAGAATGGCCTAGTGGCGATGGATATCCTTTCTCTGCGGAAAATAAACAGGAGGCCACCCAATGAGCAACATCGACAAACGCGCATTACGTAAAGCCGCCGAAAAACATGGAGATGACGATATTCTGTCGCTGCTGGATGAGCTGGAAGCCGCAGAGAAGCGGATTGCTGAGCTGGAGCGCAATGAAATTCGCGAAGAAGGAAACCAGTTTCTCGTCGTTCGGCACCCGGGGAAGCTTCCTGTCGTGAAACACTGCGCTGGCGAACTCGAAGGCTTTCTGCGCCAACTGCTTGAGCATGACCCTATGGCAAACATCGACATTGTTACACACCGCTATTACGGCGTTGGTGGTCAATGGGTTCAGGATGCAGACGAATATCTGCAAATGATGGCAACCGCAGCCGGAAAAGGAGAGTGAGCATGAAACTTTATGTAACACATGCGCAGCTCGAAGCAATTAAGCGGCTTACTGATGACTGCGCATCGATGGTCGGTTGCGGCGAGGAAGAGTCAGACAAAGCGTGGTCCAGAAATATCGCTCTTATTGACCGCATGCTCAAAATGAATGGCCACGAACGGGATTTCAAAGGTGAGGACTAACCCATGAGCGAACTAACCAAAGAATGGCTCCAGCAGACAATCGCGGAGCTTGAAGAGGAGCGCGATGCTGTACCTGGCATCGTAAACGAAGACGCGGCCAAGGCGCTGGCGGCGATGAAGCTGGCGCTGGCATCGCTCGAAGCGAAAGATAAGATTCCGGAACTGCGTCAGGTTATTTATCATTTCCGCGATTGGAATGAAGGCTTTCCGGTTGAGCGGTTCAAAGCCGACTACGTCATTCGTTGGATGTTGGTAAATTATCCTCCAGCTCAGCCAGCGCCGGCATCTGTGCCTGATGCTATTCATTCTCAAGGCGAAAAGTCAGCCTCTGATGATTACTACGCGCTCGGCTGGAACGCCTGCCGCGCCGCCATGCTTCAGGAGATAAACAATGACCAATAACAACCTAACAGACGAGCGCCTGAGCGCACTTATCCGTGTGGCTAGGGATTCTCTTGAATTGTATGAAATGGAGTTGCCTGTCATTGATGATGTAATGCTAGCGCTGGCCGAACTACAGCAACGCCGCGCCGCCATGCTTCAGGGTGCCGAACCTGTAACGACGGCTTACAAGTTGCCGGATGATTTCGACTTCGACCGCTTTAACGATGTCGTTTGGCTGGAAGCTGTGGCAAGCAATCCGCACATGCATTCACTCACTACATCGACCATCGCCATGGTGGCGATGGAGCTCAATAAGCGACTGGAGGCTGGCAACTCTCCGGTGATTCCAGATGGTTGGGTGTCTTGCAGTGAGCGGATGCCAGGCATCGGCACAGAGATATTCTATTTCTGCCAGGATGATGGCCTGAGAGATTGCGGGATTGTTAGTTCATCAAATTTCAGCGGCAAAGGCGACGCAGAACTCTACGTTCATGCTGAAGGCTATGACCTGCGTTTCGGCGTAGACATATCCCACTGGATGCCCCTGCCAGCGTCACCGCAGCAGAAGTGATGTATAATCCCCTCAAATAACCGAGGGGGTTTTATGTCTAACGAAGAAATGACTCCAGCAGAAAAATATAAAGCTTCAATGAAAAGACATAAAAAGATCTGGAGGAAATCACAAATTGCAAATGCGAAACGGTTTGATACTGGAGAGGTTGAATCTGTTGATGGTTTTAGATCTCCTTATGAGACCAGAAAGAAGAGAGGGAGGACTGCTGACTGATGTCTGAATGGAACATTGCTGCAAAGCCGCAGGAAGATCGCGATAAGGTTAACGTTGACCTGGCTGCCTCCGGAGTGGCTTACAAAGAGCGGCTCAGGTGAATCGCCACGCGTTTAACAGACACCTCAGAGTCATTTAAGATGACTTAAAGAGAGGTGCCCATGAGCGGTAAGCGTTATCCTGAAGAGTTTAAAACTGAAGCAGTCAAACAGGTTGTTGATCGCGGTTATTCTGTTGCCAGCGTTGCAACACGTCTCGATATCACCACCCACAGCCTTTATGCCTGGATAAAGAAGTACGGTCCGGATTCTTCCACTAATAAAGAACAGTCAGATGCTCAGGCCGAGATCCGCCGTCTCCAGAAAGAGCTGAAACGGGTTACCGACGAACGGGACATATTAAAAAAC